TATCTGGCTGTTTGCCAAGTATTATATCTTCCATGTTCTTGTGCAGATAGTTTGCCATCTGACCAATCACATTATCTTGAGATAGTGTGTCTACCAAATCTTTCAAGGACTCACCGTGTTGTAAACACCTGGATATCAGCTTGCCTGATGCTCTGAGTTCTCGGTCCAGGTATGAATCTGTTGGTTTTAGTTTGATCCAGAAAGCCATAGGTGTGATGCCGGTATCACTTGCGATGTAATCTAGTATGCCGACCACTCGACGCTCGTCGATTGGTAACGCGAAAGTAGCACTCATCATCCTGTTAGGGATTTCTTTTCTCACCTTGTTCTCCTTAATCAAAGTCATTTCGATGCTCCTCGATAAATTGATAAAGACTCACGTTAGTCTCTTTTACCTGTTGTATCTCTAACCACATCGTTTCAATAACACTATACATATTAGCCATTGTCACGACGTTTACAACCATTAATCCTAGCCCCATTAATAAAATTACCCACACCAGCAAATCGCTAGTGGACCATACGAGCTTGATCTTGAAGTCTTTCATATGCTCTGACCTTCCTTTGGTTTATCAAGTCTAGTTGTTTCATATGCCAAATGCGTTTCATGTCTTCATCTTTCGCAGCTCGCATTGCATGTTGTAAATTACTTAAACGTCTGTCAAAAGTTGTCATATCGTTTCTCCACTTTTCATCCATTTCGGTTCAGTGCCTCCTTCAATATTAATACGACATTGATTGGCTGGCAACCATACTTCTCCCTGACTATCACACTGTGGGCAGTTTATCTGGTGTGCGCAGCCTGCTGGCATACGAATATAGCCATTTCCCGCACATCGCGGGCATATAGCTTTAACGTCGTGATTTCCCGTTAGATCTACCATTTCTCTTTTTCATCTCTTTCTCTAATAAAAATTCTATTATTTTTTGCACACTCACTGGCACTTCAAACCTGTTTTGTGCTAGACTTAAAAGTTTTGCGTGTGTGTCTTTGGACACAGACACTGACTTAAATTTACTTATATCTGGCATTTTCTTTCCTTTGTTATATTATTCTATGGGATTATATATGTCGAATATTATATTTGACAATACTTTATTTTAATTTATTTTAAAAATATCTCTCACCTTCATATGCCGGTGGCTATCTCTTGCTGCCGGCATTTTTTATTGAGTATAGTTCATCCAAATATTTAAATGTAATTTTGCCGTTGACATGTTGGGTATGACGCGCCTTGCATGTTAGACACTGATACACTCTATCATCTTTACCAGTCACCAATCTTACAAAAGGCACATAATTATCACAGGACTCACATATGCCCAGTGTGATCTCTACCGGATCATCATCACTGTATGTCACTCGTGTTCACCACCCTTACCTCTAGTAAGAATGCCGTTAGGTTTCTTTTGCACTTGTTTAAAATATATTGCTGTCAACACAGTCATCGTGATAACACCTGCGTGAGCAAAAGCAGATATGCCAAAAGCATAGATACTTTCTACAATGTATATCCCAAACACAGCAGACCACATCCACGCAAGAACTTGCATGGACATGAACTTAACCTGAAAAGGTAAATGTTTTAATGCATTAGTTTTTATATTCATTATTGCATTGTAAGCGTCTCTCATTTTATGTCACCCCAGTTTTCACCCTTTTCATAATCTACTTTATTCGGGACCTGTAGCTCAACCGCTTGCTCCATAACATCAATAATTTTTTGTGCCTTTTCAGTGCTTGGTATTGAGATATCAAGTTCATCATGTATTTGAACATGTGGTATTATTCCTTCCCGGTATAGCGCTAACATAGATTGTTTTGTCATGTCAGCTGCTGAACCTTGTATTAATTTATTTAGCGCTTTGTATGTAAACGCTCGTTTAATCCCCGGTCCATGCTCCCTGAGTGCATCTGCGTGTGGTAGTGGTTTCTTGATACCAAAACCGTGCGGCTCCCAAAGATCAAAGTGACAGAGTCTGCCCCCAATCGTTCTAATCTTACCAGAGTCATCGGCACGCCTGGCCACTGCTTCTGATAACATCTTTACAAAAGGCGCTCTCTGATGATACGTCTTCAATAGTTTCTCAGCTGCGTCTTTCATAAGCCCTAGTTCTGCCATGAGTTTATTCTTGCCCATGCCATACATAATACCTAAATTAATTGTCTTTGCTTGTTTACGATCAATACCGGCCATGTCTGCAATCATCTGGTGAAAGTCTGCACTACCGCCCCTGTATTCATCAACAATAGTCCCCGTGCCCTCTAGTTTCATCAGTGATGCAAAGTGAACTAGGATTCTTGGTTCTTGTTGACTGTAGTCAAAGCAACCCCACTTGTGTCCCTCTTCTGGTATAAATAAACTTCTAATCAGCGGTCCCAGATGCTTGTGTCGTGCAGGTATCTGCTGGAGGTTTGGGTTATTGTAACTGAAACGTCCTGTCACTGTGCCACCCTGGTCAGATCGTATCTGGTTTATCTCAGCGTGTATGCGTCCGTTGTGTTCGTGTTTGAGTATTGTATCGATGAATGTCGTATTGGCTTTGTTAATCTCTCTTGCTTCGTTAATTAGTTTGGGTAGCTCAGCTGGATGTGTTGCTAAAAAATTTTTCGTAAAGCTTGGCGCACCTTTTTCTGTCCTGTCGTATGGTAGTTTTACTTTTTCAAATGCTTTTGCAATTGATGCAGCGGCCCATATCTCTACATCAAACCCTGCTATTTTATTTATATCTTGTAATAATTTTTTCTCTGTTTCTAGTAGCTGTGCCTTGACAGACATGGCTTTCTGCACATCAACACGCACACCCTGAAATTTCATATCAACTAGGCATGGAAACAAATTCGTTTCTAAATTAAATACATCCCACAGATCTTGTTTTGATATTTCGTGCTGCAGTGCATGCCATAACTTCAGTGTAATCTCTGCATCTTTTTCTGCATACTCACCAACAAATGGTGCAGGCAATCTCCACATCTCTGCTTTAGGATTGACACCAAAATCTTTTGCAGCGTCTTGTAAAAGTTTTTCATTCTTACGCATGCCAATATAATCCTTACCAACAGAGTCTAGTGTATAACTGTATCTGTTCTCATCGATTAAACTTGCAGCAATCATTGTATCAATGATGCCACCATTTATGTGAAAGCCAAGTGACCTGATCCAGGATACGTCATACATGGCGTTGTGAAATATTTTTGTAGATGTGTTGTTCAATAACTCCTCGAACCAATCCAGGACTAATCCTCGGTCCATGTTCCCCCCACCTTCGTGCGCGATAGGAAAATAGCCGGACCAGCCTTCGACCGCAACGGCTATGCCGACTATCTCCCCGTCTCTTCTCACCGCACCTGATCCCATTGTTATCAGGTTTGGATCTCGTGTTTCTAAGTCAATCGCAATCTCGGAATGACTAGATAAATCTGGTAATCTATCTGGTGGAACCCACTCAGTTTCTGGTGTGAATAATGGTTGTTGCAGTGTTCTCAACTGTAATCTCTCTCTATAATCATATCGATAAAATGTTTCGCTTTCTCGAGGTCCTCTTTACCTCTTTTATCCTGATGCCTTACAATATATTTTATAGCACAACCCTCGGCAAATAACAATTTGTTTTTATTGATGAATTCGCTAGGTTGTATCTTATATTTTTTATAATGGTCGCCTCCGACCTGGTTGTCGTATGGATTAGACATATTCACATTCTCCTGTTTCTACATTTACATTTAAAATATTGACACCAAGAACTTTTTGTATTGGTGTGAGTGATCTGTTTATTTTGTATCCGTCCCTCTTTCTAACACACACTGATTTAACATCTATCAGTATGACTTCGTGCTCTTTGATTGCAACAAGATCGACAGCACCTTGTTGTGACATGTTTCTGCAAACCAGGTATCCTTGGTCCCACAACCACATCGCAGCAATGTATTCTGCTTTGTCACCTTTTATATGTTCATGAAATCTCATAACGCATATGCCCTGTCGTAATTACGTGGCTCTAATATGTGCAAAGATTTTTTTGCACGTGTGACTGCTACGTAAAAAAGACGATGTAATTCATCTGGATTAATATCGTCGTGGTCAGCAGCAGACTTAGTAATATCAGGTAAAAGTAATACATTGTCAGCCTCACCTCCTTTTGCTCCGTGTATTGTTGATAAAGTTATACGTGGGTTTTGTTTAAAACTTTCTCTATTCGCTAACATATTACGAATATAATTTTCTGTGTTGGTGTCCAAACCTGCGAACGCTTTATACCAAACATCTTGTGTTTTTAATCCGTGGTTCTCGAGACACTCTTCGATATAATAACCCTCTTCGTTATCGTCCATGGTTTTACCCTTTTGATAACCCTTGATTACGTTTTCTCCGAGATACGAATAAATATTTTTTATTGACGCAACTGGTAATAATTGTTCACCGTTTCTCCATCTCTCCCAGGTTTTTATTGCCAGAAGTAAATCTAGTTTGATAGAGTTTTTTGTCTTGTGTGAATAATACCAACCCTGCAACTCACACAAATCTTTTATGTGATCTAAGAAATGATTTGCAGTTGACAACACCAACCACTCGCCTTGTGACATGTCCACCTGTGTAACATCAGAGTATCTTGTAAGATCACCCATCTCTTGCCGTGGTAAATAATCTTTGTCATATCTGTTTGATACGTTTCTTATTATGTCCTGTGATAGTTCGTGTATTGGTCCACCAGGTATTCTGTATGACTGACTTAACGTGTCAATGTAATCTACTTCTTCTTTAAGTGCGATAAAAGTATCAACGTCAGCGCCAGCCCATTTAAATATTGCTTGATCATCATCCCCTGCAATGTAGGTCTTGTTTGCTTTCTTCCATAAAGTCCTGACCATTCTCCATTGCAAAGGTGAGAGGTCCTGTGCTTCGTCAATAAATAACACGTCGAAAGACGGTGATATATCTTGTTCAATAAATTTTGATACCATGTCATTATAGTCAATCAGTCCTTTTTCTTCTTTATATCGTTTAAGTTCTTGATCTAAAAGATATAATAGATCTCGCTCTATGTCTAGACTGTGCTCGTTTCTGTCGTATAAATCTAAGACAGGCATCTCTAAAACTTTAGCTTTACTTATCAAACGTAAATACTCGTTGTCAGAATTAAATGTGCCATTGCCATCTTCATACCAGGCTGTCTTGATAGGTATGCCACATTTCAAACCAAAGTCTCTATAGTCTGCATGACCCATGACACTTTCTTTCTTTGCACCCAACATTCTAAAGGCTAGTGAGTGTAGTGTTCTAAAGTATGGTATGTCTTTATAGTCTAACATAAACTTTTCTTCTGCTCTACGTGTTGCCTCCCAC